CACCTCCCGAGGAGCGACCGTCCGGGCGTCGGGGAGGATGGAGGCGGGGAGGGTGGGGGTGTTGAGGCGTCCAGCGGTGCTGGTCTGAGGCGATCCACCGGCCCAGATCGTGTTGCATCCGCCACCCACTGCGAACCCTGCCGACGGATCGCCACGCATTGAACAGTTCGCCATCAGAGCCCACCGCGCCACCTCCCGAGGATCGACCGGGGGCGCCTTGACCGGCCCCTCTGCCCGCAGCCGTTCCCACAGCGCGCGTGGGTCTTCGTCCTTCCATCCCCGGATGATCGCCGCCGCTTTGCTCCTCAGATCGGCGTCTGTGTAGCTGGTCAGCAGGAGGCGGCACCCGTCGTCCGGCTCACACCACAGATAGCGGGCGGCACCACTGCCGGAGCGGAGTCCCAGGGTGCGCAGGATCGCCTGTGCATACCCCTGTTTATTGCCCATGCGGGAGACAGGCGGGCGGGCGTTCTTGCCACCGTGCAGGCGCAAACTGAGTGCAGCGGTCCCGGCGCACAGCTCGACGAATAGGGGCAGAGCGGTCATTCCTCGCCGCTTCCAATCTGGGCGGCCTCGGCGGCGAGGGCTGCGGCGAGGTCTTGATCGCTGAGCATAGACACGCCGCCGCTGATCTCCAGCCGATCCGGCGGCGTCATTCCGCACAGCTTCATCGTGATTTCAGCGGCGCGGATCTGCTGTGTGGTAGCTGGCTCGCCTTGAATCGTCTTGACCATCAGCCGGGCGGCATCGGCGGCGCCGCCGTTGAGTATCCGCTGAGCCCGAGCCACGCTGAGCTGCTGGAGGTCTTTCAAGTCGGCGGCGAATTCTGGATCTCGCAATCGCCGGTAGATCGTCGGGTTGCTCACGCCGATCGCTTTTGCAACCTTGCGCGCCGACAACCCTTTAGCCAGCAGCCTAAGCGCCTTTTCGCGTTGTCCTGGGCTCCATTGTGCTCTCATCTGATCTGAACTCCAGCGAAGTTATCCACAGCCTTCAAAGGTTATCCACAGGGTTGTCAACAACCACACCGTAGCTCTGATCCGTCGTCTGGAGCCAACACGCGCCGATGTCGCCGGGTTGCTCTGGAGCGGCGACCAGACACAAGGCATACCCGCGATCACTGCTCAGCCGATCGACGTGCTCGCCGTCGCCGGGCCATGTACAGGCCTGCTCTTCGGCGACGATCCAGAGACTCAACCACGGCACGTCACAGCCGACCTCAACAATGCACGCCGAGCCAGCCAGGTCATACCGGGCGGCGAGCTCCAGCCCAGACACCACGACCTCCAGCGGCTCGCCAGTCGAGCACGGATCCAGCCCGATCATATCCACCGATCCACACTCACCGGATGAACGGTCAATAGGTGCTATGGGCTCCGCTGTGGTACCTGTGACGGCTTCTGATGGCTTCGGAGTGTGCTGATACTCCGAAGCGACGCAAGCGAGCAAGAGCAGCATTACAGAGCCTCCATAGCTGACGGGTCGATAGTTCACTGTGACATATACCTCAGCACCGCCCCGATCCGTCGGATTGCCGCCGTTTTTATATATGTGCGACACTGGAAACCCGCTTGGATGCTGGCGTTTGATTTAATCTCCTATTTTTGATCATTTATGGGATCGGGTATGTCGCACATATGTAAACTACTTAGAACGCCAACTATCGAATATTCGCATTTATTTTGGCATATTCCCGCCCGCTCGGCTGAGAGGCTGGTTTCACACGTAGAACCATACATATACTTATAATTATATATTTTTAGGCCATAAAGACAGAACACCGGTAAATGCCTAAAATAAATACCAATATTCGATAAAGAGCGTTGTAAGTGACTTACATATGTGCGACATACCCGATCCCATAAATGATCAAAAATACCTCAAAACGAACAAAAACAGCCGACATCGCACGGCGAACCACGACAACCACGCGCCGATTATTCACCACGCCAATATTTACAGCCGTGCTCAATATTCCGGCTCGGTAGTTCTTGCGGCAAAACCTCGCGCCGGGTAGTCTGCTGGAGCACCTCGGAGGATCTATGTCTGCTCACGCCGCCCAGCTCCGGCGAATCCGTCGCCGCCGAGGCTCCAGCAATGCCGAGATCGCCGACCTGGCGGGCATCGCTCGGGCCACACTCTCGAATATCGAGGCCGGGCGCTGTAGGCCCAGTGTGCCGGCGCTGGCTCGACTGCTGGTCGCGCTGGAGGTTTCCGACGCGGAGATCGCCGAGATCGTCCGCAGCTACGCGTAAACAGAGAAGCCGCCGAGGTTACGACCCTCGGCGGCTTCAGAATTCCCACCAATGCACACAGGAGAGAAAACGATGTCACTGACAAATACCACAGCCGCCGGAGGCGTGCCAATCCACGGGCTAAGGGCGTGGCAGGCCGCCGCGCTACCGCTGGCGCTTGACAACCTCGCCGCCCAGCTCGCCGGAACCGCTGAGCCGGGCCTGATCGCCGCTTGCACGGGAGCGGGCAAGAGCCGGCTGATCGGTGAGATCCTCGCCGCCCGCGTGCCGCGACTGCTCGCCGACGAGGTCGCGGTGATCACCACGCCTACACAGCGCCTCGTTAGGCAGCTCTCAGCGACCGCCCGCCAGCACCTCGGCGAGCCGGTCGATTGCCACTATGCCCGGCGCAAGTGGCGCGCGGCCCGCGTGATTGTGTGCTGCAATGCCTCGGCGCCCGGCCTGGCGGCGAGGTTGACCGCCGAGGGCAAGGGGATCGGGCTGTGGATTGCCGATGAAGCGCACCGCACTGAAACGCCCGAGATCCACCGATTCGCCGAGGCCGCGCCCGCTGTGACCGCGCTCGCCGTGACGGCGACACCGTACCGCGCCGAGGCCGCCGAATCGCTCCGGCTGTGGTCTGATCTGCTGTACCGCTACAGCCCATCCGAGGCCCTCGCCGACGGCGTGTTAGTGCCCTGGCGTGCGGTGCCATGGACGGGCGATGCCGATACCGAGATCGACCCCGCCGCGCTGGCGATGATCCGTGAGCACCTCGCCGGCGGCCTCGCCGGGCCCGGCACCGTAAACGCCCTGAGCTGTGACGACGCCGAGCAGTTCGCCGCCCAGCTCGCCGCCGAGGGCATCGCCGCGCGGCCCATCCACAGCCGATTGACCGACCGTGAGCAGGATCACCGGATCGAGCAGCTCCGGAGCGGTCAGATCGGCGTGCTGGTCTATCCGTCGCTGCTCTCTGAGGGCGTGGATTTCCCGTGGTTGCGGTGGGGATGCCTCCGGCGCCCGGTTAAATCCCGCGTCCGCTTCATCCAAGAGCTCGGGCGATTCCTGCGGACCACGCCGGGCAAAAGCGAAGCCGTGATTCTTGACCCGCTCGGGCTGCTCGAGCAACACGCCACGCGCGTTGATGCCGCGCTGGGCTGGATTCCCGACGCCGAGCAGCCCGAGCCGCTGGAGGTCGATGATCTGGAGGATCTCGATCCAGCAGACGACGAATACGAGATCGAGCCGCGCCGAATCGTGGCGCGTGTCGCCGATGCCCTCGGCGCCTATGCGCGGACGCTGCTCTATCTGGCGATTGCGGACGGGCAGATCGATCCCGCTCTTGCACCACAGGGCGGCGCCTGGCGTCGGCGACCGGCAAGTGACAAGCAGGCCCGGTATCTCGGCGTGCTGGCGAATCAGGATCGCAACCTTGATCCCGAGCACGCCGCCCCGATCCGAGCCGCCGCCGCTGCTGGTCTGATCCCGTCGTGCGGTGCCGCTGGCGACCTGATCACGCTGCTGAAAGGGCTCGCCGAGCCGTGGACGCCCGGCGCTCGCCTCAAGCCGCTGAGCGCCGAGGCCCTCAAAGCCGCCGCCGTCGCTGTTCAGAGCGAGCCGATCTATGTCGCCGCTGCTCAGCGCGGCGGCGTGGTCGCCCTCGCCGCCGTCCGCGCCGGTCAGGTGCTCGCCAGTAAAGCCCGAGCCGTCGGCGTCGGCGTAAACCCGCTTGCCGCCGAGATTGCCGCCGTGCGATTCGGCGCGGTCGCCGCCGTCCGCGCCCGAGCTCCACAACCAATGGTCGTCGCGACCTCCAGCCGCCCCGCTGCTGACCGGATCAAGAATCGATCCCGCGCTGGGCATCCGCAAATACACGCCGCGCTTGTGAAGTACCACGCCGCCGGCATCACTCACGACCTCAAGATCCTCATGAAATCAGACGACAACCCTGCACAATCGGCGGCGTGGGCCGCCGTTCACCGTGCCGCCCGAGGTCAGAAATGACCGGCGCCCGATGGATTGAAGACGCACGCGCGCTGACCGTCGCCGAGGCCGCCCGGCTGCTCGGCGTGACGACCGCCCGATCCGGGATGGCGTGCCCCGCGTGTCAGGCCGCCCGGCGAGGCAAACGGGACAAGCGCCCGCCCGCGACATTCGGCGCGCGGGGCTGGCGTTGCTGGAGCTGCTCGGCGGCGGGCGATGCCCTGGATCTGGTCAGCTATTCCCTGACCGGGCGCAAGCTCAGCGCCGACCACGCCCAGCAGACCACCGTCCGCGCGTGGCTGGTCGATCAGGGCATCACAGCCGCCCACGCCCAGCCCAGCCGCCCACGATTGCGCGCGATACCCGCCGAGCCGCCGCCGTCCGATGATTGGCCCGAGCGCGGCGAGGTTGATCGATTCTGGGCGGCGTGTCGCCCGGTCGCTGACGATCCGGCGTGTCTGGCGTGGCTGACTCGGCGCTATGGCGAGCACGCGGGGCGGATCGTCGCGCTGCTGGATCACCTCAGCGCGGCGAGGTCTATTCCCACGACCACAGCGGCGCGGTTTGCTCGATTCGGCGGGCGCCGCTGGAGCGAGGCCGGCTATCGGCTGGTTTTCCCCCTATCCGACGCCGACGGGCAGATCCGGAGCGTCCGCGCGCGCGATGTCAGCATCCGCGCCGACAATCGCCAGCCTAAAGCAGTCCCGGCGACGGGTTACGGGTGTCGCGGCTTGATCCTGGCGTGCGATCGGGCTCGGGCGATGCTCAGCGGGGCGCCGCTCCCGGCGAGCTGGCCGCCGGGCCGGTTGCCTCGCGTTACGGTTGTCGAGGGCGAGACGGATTGGATGGCGTGGCTCAGCCGCCGTCATACAGTGACCGATCCCGCCCTGATTGGCGTCTATTCTGGCGGCTGGATTCACGACCACGCCGCCGCCCTTCCTCACGGCACGATCTTGACCGTCCGAACGGACGACAACGCCGCCGGCCATCGGTACGCCGAGGGCATCGCGCGGACAATCGAACAGCGCCGCGATCTCACCCTTCTCAGAGCAGGTATCCAGTGAACCACACCACAGCACACACTACAGACGACGCCGAGCGACTGATCGCCGGCACGCTACCTACTGACCCCGCCGCCGAGGGCTACGACCTGGCGGGCCGCTGGCGGATGCCCGAGCCGCTCGCCGACGCGCCCGCCCCGCCGCCGCCGTTTCCGCTGGAGGCTTTGCCGGGCTGGCTCGGGCGATACGTCGCCAGCGTGTCTCATGTCACACAGACACCGCCCGACCTCGCCGCGCTGCTGGCGCTTTCCTGTCTCGCCGTCGCCAGCGCGAAGCGAGCCCGTGTCGAGGTGATCCCCGGCGTGTGGTCTGAGCCGCTGAATTTGTACGCAGTGTGTGCGATGTCGGCGAGCGAGCGTAAAAGCCCAGTTTACAACGCTATGACCCGCCCGATCCGCGTCTATCAAGCCGCCGAGGCCGCCCGCCTCGCGCCACAGATCGCCCGCGCTGAGCTGGATCGGCGGATTCTGGAGGGCCGGCTAACCGCCGCTGAGAAAGACGCGATCAGCCTCAAAAACAAGCTCGAGCAGGCCGACGCCCGGCACCGGGCCCTCGCGCTCGCCGAAGAGCTCGCCGACCTTCCGGCGGCGACTCCGCCGCGACTGCTCGCCGACGACGTGACGCCGCAAAAACTGGCGACAATGCTGAGCCAGCACGGCGGGCGAATGGCGATCCTGAGTAGTGAGGGCGACATTTTTGCCACAATCGCCGGGCGATGGAGCGGCGGATCGGCGGATATGGGAGTGTTTCTGAAAGGGTATAGCGACGCCCTTTTGCTGGTCGATCGGTCGTCCCGAGCGTCTGAGGTGATCCCATGGCCCGCCCTGACGATCGCCTTGACGGTACAGCCATCCGTCGTCCGCGAGATCGCCAGCTCGCCGGAGATGAGATCGCGCGGTCTGCTGGCGCGGTTTCTCTGGGCAATCCCGCCGAGCATGGTCGGGCGGCGCGAGGTGCTCAGAGCTCCAGCAGCACCCGAGGGCGCCGACGAATACGACGCCGCGATCCGCGCGCTGCTCGAAATGCCCGCCGATCCGGCGGCGGATGAGGACGCCGATCGGCGCTTGATCCCGCTGAGCGCCGCCGCCGCTGAGCACCTCCACAGATTCCGCGAGATGATCGAGCCACGCCAGCGCGCGTATTCTGACCTGGCGGACCTCGCCGACTGGGCGGGCAAGCTGCCCGGAAACGCCGCCCGCGTGATGGGCCTGCTACACCTCGCCGAGCACAGCCGGGCCGCCGAGCCGTGGACGCTGCCGATCTCCGGCGACACCGCCGCCGCCGCCCTCCAGATCGCCCGCTGGGCTATTCCCCACGCTGAAGCCGCCCTGACACCGCGCCACAGTCAACACGATGACGCTGAACACGTGCTGGGCTGGCTACTTGCACAGCCCGCTGACATTCTGACCCAGAGCCAGATCCATAGAGGCGCTCGGCGGCGTGGGTGGACCGTCCGCGACAATCTCGCGCCGATCCTCCAGACCCTCGCCGATCGACACTGGATCCGCCGATACACGCCGCCGAAGACCGGGCGCGGACGCCCCGCGAAGCGCTGGCAGATAAATCCGCTGGCTCGGGCGCTGTAGCCGCCGAGCTGCTGGAGGTTGAATAAATAAAGCGATATCGGTTTGCACGATAAACCGATATCGCTTAATCTATTTGTGCGGGACGGAAACCGCACAAACGCACACAGGAACACACAATGACCGACACAATCGCAGACCAGATCGCCGACCGATTCGACAACGACGGCGAAAACTTTCTTGATGATAACGACAACTGGATCACGGAGGTGCTTGACCGCGCCGCCGTGGGCGTTGACACCCACCGGGACAGCACAATTTACACCCTCAAGGATTTCAGCATGATCGCGGTGAACGACTCCTTCTGGGACACCTTGACGCTTCGCGACGGCGCCGAGGGCTGGGGACTGTACGGCTCCTCCGGCGATCTGTACGTCCGCACAGACTCCCGTGGTGTGATCGACTGATCCACCATCGACTGATCCCCCGCCCTCCGGGGCATGGTCTGGCGCTGTCGCTGCGTCACTGATGAGCCCGCAGCAGGGCGAAACCAACCCACCTGGAGCACACACCATGATTCTACCCGTCGCACTGTACACCACTACCATCGGCCCAACCGGCCAGCAGGTCTCTGATGGCTGGCTCTCGGCTGGCACCGAGATTCGAGACATCGACGCCACCATTGGCGGCTCTGACATCACCGTCACCATCACCATCGGCGGCGGGCTCGCTCCCGAGCAGGTCCGCATGACACCCGCAGAGCTGGCCACATTTGCCGGCCATGTAGCGTTTGAGGATTCCGCCGCTGCTGACTACCTCCAGCACACCGCAGAGCAGGCCGCTGAGGAAATGGGATGGCAGGCGTGAACACCAAAGAGCACACAGGAATACACACAATGGCCGATTACACACACTGCGGACGCTGCAGCCTCGGCGCTATCTTCTCCCACGACCACAGTCACCTCGTTATCGTGGTCGCTGACTCCGGCGAGGTGCTCGGCGCCGATGCTGACGGCGACTTCTCCCGGTTTTGGTTTAGCGACGGCGGCGAGCTGGTCGACGGCGACACCGACACCGCCCACGCGATCCGATGAAGCGCGACACCGCCGAGGGCGGCCCGAGCAGACGACCGGGCCGCCCTCGGCGATCAGACGACCAGCGGCGCAAACAGGTTGCCGTCAGAATGAACGTCGCCGAGCGGGCCGCCGCCGAGCGCCTGGCGGCCCGCTGGAGCTGCTCGCTTAATGAAGCAGTGATCCGCGCGATCATTGCATCGGATCGGGCCGAATGATCGACAACGCCGCCGAGGCGCTCGCGCTCGCCGTTGCCCTGCTCGGCGAGCGCGCGACACGCCAGCCCGAGCCGGAAGCGGCGACACCGCCGCGCGGTCAGCGGGTAGATTTCGCCTCGCAAAATGGCGAAGCTTGCGATAAAACCACCACGCACACAGGAGCACCACACAATGACACGACAAAATGACGCCGGGATCGTTCGCCTCGGCGGCAAGAACTACCACACCGTAGCGAAGCGGATCGGCGACTTCCGAGCAGCTCACCCGATTGACGCCGGCTGGGCGGTCGTGACCGATCCCGTGACGGTCACAGACGAGATCGTGATGTTTCGCGCCGCGATTGTCGATCCCGAGGGCCGAACCGTCGCCGTCGGATACGCCGAAGAGCGCCGCACAAAAGGGCGCGGAGTCAATGCGACTTCCGCGCTGGAGAACTGCGAATCGAGCGCGATCGGAAGGTGCCTCGCCGCTGCTGGATACGTCGGCTCGGGATCGTATGCATCCGCCGATGAAGTGATCGCGGCTCGGGCTCGCCGCGCCGTGCTGGAGGCCGCGCCGAGCTCCACAGCGCCGACGGCGCCCGCCGAGCCGCCGCCGGTCGTGGTCGGGCCGGATAGCCCTGGCGGCGTGCCGGTGCCGGAGGAATACAGCGAAGAGCACGATCCGAGCTGGGCCGGCGAGCGTGTCGGATTCTGTACCGCGATCCAGCGCGACACCGGCACCGGCTACGACGCCCTTACCGCGTGGCTGGAGGGCCACGGATTCCCACGCCCGAGCCACGCGCCGAGGGCCTGGCGGGCTGATCTGTACAAGTGGCTGAAGTACGGCGGCGGGGCGGCTACAGTCGCCGAGCAGGCCGCGACATGACGCCAGCGGCGCGGCGGATCGGCGAGCTGCTGAGCCGGGAGCGGCTCGCCGCTGGCTATACCGTCGGCGAGCTCGCCGCGCTGGCGTTTGTCGAGCGGCGCGAGATCCGCCAGCGCGCCGACGGCGAGCATTTCGGCGCACCTCGGCGAACCGTCGCGCTGATCCGGCTGTGCCGCGCCAGCTATGGCACGCTGGAGCACGCCGAGGCCCTCGCGCTGTCTATCCACCGTCAGCGCGTGAGCAGTCGCGGCGACGGGTAGACAGTGATCGGCACTTGAAGCACGTCCACGATCCGCTGTAGCGTGTCAGCAGACATGCCCGCGCCCGATTCGATGTTGTGGACGTGGGATTGGCTGAGCCCGGTTTTTTTCGCCAGCCTATAGCCGCTGATCCCCTGTTCCGACCTTGCTTTTACGATTTGCTCGCCAATACTGGCGGGCTTTTTATTTGTCATGCGATTGACTCCGTGTATCGGTCACAGCTATATATACCATGCACACAGGAGAGAAGACATGGACCCCGCCGATATCCAGGCCCTCATCATTGATATTATGGCTTGCGAAGACACGATCGCCGCCGCCGCCGACCTGCTCGGCGTCAACCCGACCGACCTTGACGACGCGATCGAAGTTGCGACCGCCGCTCAGCTCGCCGTGCTCGACTACCTCGCCGGCACGCCAGAGACGGTCAGCCCGATCGACATGCTCGATCTGACCGACGCTACGCTTGACCGCACCTCGCGCGGCGAGCGCCTTTCCTCCCGGCTTTCATGGTGGGCGGCAATCCTCGCCGTCTGCCCTCTCCAGCGCGGCGACACCGCCCCGCGTGGAAGCCTTGTTACCCCGCCTATCTCCGCCGCGCCCGCGTCGGATCGGCGAACCCTCAACCGCACGATCCGCAGCCTTACGCGGATCGTATGGGGCGCGTCCATGATGCGAGATCCCGACCTCGCCAGCATGACCGCCCGCCGGTATCCGCTCGGCGACCTGGCGCCGGTCTTCGGCGAGGTGCTCGATTGCGCCCGCGATGATCTCCGATTCGCCCGGCGAGCTGCTCAGCTTCGCGCCGCCGTGGATGCCTACGCCGCGACGGGCCGCGACCACGCGGGCGCCGCCCTCGCCGCTGAGCTGGGCGTATAATGCGCGCCCGTATTGCCCGCCCTGAGCACCTCGCGCCCGTTCCCCACGCCGACACACACGCGCGGCTGCTGGAGGCCATAGAAGCCGGCGACACCGCCGCCGAGCACGCCGCGCGCTGGTCGCTGGTCATGACCGTGCGCGCGCTGGTCTATGCGAAGGTCCACAAACACTCTCAGCACGCCGAAGACATCGGATCGGCGCTGCTGATCCGGCTCGCCGAGAACGTCCACAAGTGGAATCCACGCCGAGGCCGGCTGACGACATTTAGCCGCGCTGTGGTCATGTCCGCGCTGAGCGACGGGCGAGAACTGCGATCCGTGTCGGGCCCGATCGTCACTGTGCCCTGTGTCCGCCGCCGGCTGGTCAGACTGAGCCAGCGGTATAGCCTGGCGGATGCCGCCGCCCAGACAAACCGCTCGCCCGAGGCCGCCGCGCGGATGCTGGCGATCAGCACGACGCGGATCGACGCGCCAGCGCCAAACCAGCGCGGCGGGCGCTTGCTTCTCTTGCATGAGGTGCTCGCCGACACCGCCCAGCCCAGCGGCGAGCAGGTCGCCGACGCCGCCCGGCGTGCCGCTCAGCTTCGCGCCGCTGTAGCGCTGCTGGGGGACCGCCCGCGCGTGATGCTGGAGCGATTCTATGGGCTCGGGCGCCCGCGCGAATCCAGCGCCGAGATCGGCGAGACTGAGGGCGTGACACGCCAGCGGATCGATCAGATTCTCAAACAGGCCCGCGCTGAGCTCGCCGAGCTGCTGGAGGAATCATGATCGCCGATGCTCTGGAGGCCATCGCCGCCACAATAGACGACGCCACGATCCACGGGAGCGCCGAAGCGGTCGCCGGGCTGACAGACGCGCTCGGCGAGCTCGCCGAGGTGCTGGAGCCGCTCGCCGAGGTGCTGGCCCATCCCGAAAACCGGGAGCACCTCGCGCGCTGGCTCGCCTGGCTACACGCCAACGGCCCGGCGACCTCCAGCCCGCCCGCCGAGGTGACGGCGCTGGTTGACCTGCTCGCCGCTGTGGAGGTGCTGTAATGGACTGGATCGCCATCTCCCAGCAGCTATTAATCGTGGCGTGCGTCCTGTTCTGCTACCACGTAGCAACCGAGCCGTATTAGCGGGCCGCTGCTATCCCTTGCGCCGCTTGATCTGCTCGACATCGCCGCCGGGCTGTGTCCGGCTCTCGGCGATGCTCAGCACGCGCTCAGCGGCGCGACGGGCCCGCCGCTGAGACTCGCGCCACAGCTCCAGCGATTCAAGCGCCGAGATTCGGATCATGATTCCTCCAGCAGCTCGGGCAGGCGCTCCAGCGCCAGCGCAAACAGGTCATTTGTCCGGGCCTGACCGACAATCAGAGCGTCGATCGCCTCCAGCAGTACCGCGTCAACCACGACCAGATCAGAAGCGGCCTCGGGCGGGCGCTGCTCGATCTTGCCGATGCTGGCGGCGAGGGCATCGATCCCCGTGACGATGGACGCCACGCGCGGATCGCGGATTCGCGCGACCTCAGACGCCGGAGCGCCCCGCGTGTATCGCCACGCGCCGCCCACTGCCATCCCGAGCCCGATCAGGGCGTTCATGAGGATCGGCCATGGGAAACGATCGGCGGGGTAGTCGCCCTCCTCGTAGTATCGGATCGTCGCCGTCGGGATGGATTCCAGAGACTCGCCGACCTGCTCGACAACCTCGGGATCAATGTCGCCGGCCTCGGCGGGCGCGGCGTCTTCGGCGAGCGCCCGAGCCAGCAGCAATAGCAGCACGATCACGACTGATCACCGGGCCCGGTGATCTCGCCGAGGCTCTTGACCGGCGGCGCCGAGCGTAGGATCGGCGCGCGGGATCGCGTCGGCGCGGACACAGCCGCCGCCCTCATCTTCGCGCGGTGCCGGTGCAAGGTGCGACCGTCACGGCGGGCGATTCGGCCCGCTCGGGACATGGCGCGCTCAATGAGGCCTTCCTCAAGCATGGCGAGCAGGGCATCGATCCCGGCATCGCTGGCGGCCTCGAGCGCGGGGCTGGAGGGCTCGATCAGCGCGTCAAGCAGATCCCGAGCCAGCGGGACGGCCTCTTCGATGTCAAATCGGATAAATCGGCTGATCCGCTCCCGGCTCCATCCACGCTCGGCGAGCAGGTCGGCGCGGTCCTGGAATTTCAGCCGCACCCGCTCCCACCATCTCAAGATCGCGTCGTCGGATTCTGTCATTCGGCCCATTTGTGTGCTCCTATGCCTGGCGGCGTGCAAGCATCGCCGCCGCCGTTCTGGTTTTCTCGATCCGATCGTCGCGACCATTCAGCCCGCCGTTGATCCGGCGCGTGATCGCGTCCACGTCGCCCGCGTCGGCGAGGGCGTTTAGCCCGTGATCCAGCCAATAGAGGCCCGCTGAGAGAAATCCGATCAGCGGTGTCGCCAGCAGCTCGGGATGACTTTCAGCCGGCACGCCGAGCGCCCGCCCGACGCGCCGATAGTTCGCCCGCCCGGTCGTCTGGATAGGCCCGCGCCCCTTGTAGCGGCGACCGTCGCCGGGCTGGAGGTTGCCCAGATCGGCGCGGCCCTCGTATGCCGCGCCGCTGGCGTATTCCTCCAGCGTGGCGAATCCCGCCGATTCGTGCGCGAGCTGGCCGATCAGAAATGCCGCGCGGTGCTGGTCGGCGACCACGTATTGCAAGCACAAATTCAGCCCGCCGAGCCACTGCAACGGGTTGCCGCGCTCGCCGAATCGCGGAAACGCGCCGAGCACCTCGGCGAGCGTGAGGGCCGGCACGCCGCGCCGGAGCTTCGCGACATCGCCGAGCAGCACGGCGAGGGCCTCGACTGGATCCAGGCCGCGCGCCCGCCGTGAGCTCTGCTGGGCGGCCTCCAGCGCCGCCCGCGTCTTTGGACCCCAGATCCCATCAATGACGCCGGGTTGATAGCCCAGCCGCGATAGCGTGAGCTGTAGCTGAAGGATCTCAGACATCGGCACGCCAGCGGCCCGGCCCGACGCCCTCGGGCGCGCGGATCGCAAGATACGGGCCGTTTCGTTCGCCCTCGGCGGTCCTTACGCCGTGCGGAAACGCCGACCGATACCACCGATCAGCATCGGCGAGCTCGATCACGACCCACGGATCCAGATAATCGCCATCTTCGGCCATTGGCGGCAATCTGAGCGCGCGGCGGTCTTGATCAGCAGTCGCGCCGTGAGTTAGCCGGTACAAACCCCACTGAGGCCCGTCTACCGGCGGCGGCTCGGGATCAATCGTCCGGCGGGCTCTCTTGACGCGATCCTCTCCGGCGATAGCCTCGGCGACAACCTCGCCGGGCTCGACCAGCTCGCCGACGACGGCGCGCGCTTTGATCGCGGCCTCTTCAAATGCTCGCCGGTCGCCGCGAATGATCGATCGCATCCGCGCTTTAGCGGCGAGGGCCTCGGCGCGCCCGTTTCCGAACATCCGCCGAAGTAGAGTCAGCAATGGCGCGGGAATGGAGATCATGATTATCCCTTATATTACACACAGCGGACGACTACGCGCCGCGCTCCAGATCATCGGCCCATAGCGCCCACGTATCAAAATCAGCAGTCCGCGCGCTTATGCTGTGTCCAGTCGCCGCAATGACCGGCGCCAGCTCTGTAGAGGTGCTCGGCATCGCGCTATTGGCCCACGGGATCTCGCCGCCGGTATCTACCCACGCGCCCGAGCTCCTGACGATGAACTGAATCCCGCTCGCCGTCGCCCTCCAGCCGATAGTCTGCCAATTTGCATCCGCCAGCACGCCGAGATCCACCGTGGTTTCCGTGGATCCATTTCGGACCACGCCGAGCCAGTTACCGAGCGTTGTTGCACTATTACTGCTCACGCGGACGCCGATCCCGCTATTGCTGTTTACCCCGCTTGGATCGGGCCATGTCTTCGATTTCTCCCAGACGCCCGTCCATACGGTTTGTTGATTTAGTGTCGAGCTGCTGATCCGCACCTTGCACGCGAAATAGACGCCCTCGCCGGGCTGACCGTATAGCGGCGTGATCCCGCTGGCGTTGTCTTCGCCGAGATAGTGAACGCGCCCGCGTGGATTGCTCGCCGACGCGCCCGACGATCCGCCGCCGAGCCGCATGACGCCGGCCTCACGCCAGCCGGTGCCGGTGCTGACCGGCTGTAGCGACTGCGTACCTGACGATATCGCAGTGGACGACCAGCCCAGCATCCCCCATTCGCCGTCTTCTGTAGTCCGCCCGATCCAATCCTCGACAACCCACAGCCGCCCGAATGGGTCAAGGCTGGAGCCGCCGCCGCCGCCGCCGCTGCTGGCGGCCCACGTCACGCCAGCCGCCGCCGAGCTGCTGGCGGTTAGCACGTAGCCGTCTGAGCCCGGCGAGACGCGGATCCATGCCCGACCCTTGGCGACCAGCAGATCGCCGAGCGTCGGCGCGCTGAGCGGCACTGTGGGAATCTCCATTGTCTGATCGGCCCGGCTGCTCGGCGTCCGCAGCAATAGCCGCCCGTCCCGAGCTCGGATCGCCAGCGTAGCCACGCGCGCCAGCCGGCGAGCCAGCCCAGACAGCACCGGCACCGCCAGGCCCTCGGCGGCTGAGCCGCGCGGGCGATCGTCGTCAGTTCTGGGCATAGTCATCGCTCGGGCTGGAAGGCGTGATCATCAGTGTGATCTGTGTCCGTCCGCTGATCGGGTCAGCGTGGTATTCGGTGATCATCGCCGCGCGGGCGCTGTAGCCGTCTGAGGTGCTGACCAGCCGCCCGCGTGCTCGGGCTGTGGTGAGCGTGCCCACGTCGCCCTCGGCGAGCCCGTGAAGCGCCCCGCGGAGCGTCAAGCGGACAACCTCGGGCGGATAGTGGCACCAATCGGCGAGCAGCCCGGCGAGCATGGTCCGGACCTTGACTTCATTGTCTCTGATCTGGTCGGCGAGGTTGTAAATGATCTCATCTCGGGCCGGTAGAACCGTGACCGGTAGGATTGACTCAGCGCTATTCGCGGCGCTGTCGATTTGTACGCGATTGTATGAGAATTTACACGCTGGATCGTACCAATGAACGTCTACATACCCGTCGATCATGTCGTCCGTAATCGTAAACGAGGGTAGATCGTAGCTCGCTAAACTCTGAGCAGCCCACGCCGCGATCTGCCCTTGTCTGGTACACAGCCCGATCCCTGATTCGCTGAGCAGCGACGACAACCAGACCAGCCCATCCGGCACGGGATCGTCTATTGCAAACCGCCAGTCATACGCGCCCGTCTCCGGCGTCAATATCTCGCGCTTGACGGATCGGATTCGCTCTAAATCGATCCATCCCTGATCTATCGCAAATCCAGATTGCACCGGGTAAACGTCATATACTCCATTTGAGCCTGTGCCCGTCGAGCAGAGCAATTGCAGCGCGATGATCAGCGGATGATCATCAAAATATACCGAGCTGATCGCAGTGTTGCCGCTGGCGGCGTTTTTGCTGCTGGTCGTCCCGAGCTGGGCTGTGGTGCTTACGCCGGTCAAGGTGTTGCCCGACTTACCGGTGAACGTCAGATAGATCACGGCGCCGTCGTTATCCTCGATTCTGAGCGCGCCCGTGCCGCCGATCGTCTCAAATCCCGCCGCGTTGGTGAGGGTTAGTGAGGTGCTGGAGCCGTTGATCCAGCTGCTCGCCGTCGTGGTTTCCGTCCCGGCGAGGTCGTGGAATAGGCGAGTCTGAGGCAATCCCGAGCCGTCAAGAGAGGCATAAGGGCGGCTTCGGAGAGCATAAAGCAGGTCGTACACTTCCAGTGTAAGCACGCGCGGCCCGGTGCTGGTCACAGCCGACAGCACGCCGAGGCCGAATCGGAGATAGCCGCCGATGTCAGCAGCGCCCGCCGATACCAGCACCTCCACAAGCGCGCCGCGCCGGAGCCTGGCGGCGATGTCCTGAGCGCGCCCAGCATCCATCACAGCGGGCAGCACGACCACAACCGACCACGCGCCCGCTCCCCGCTCCCAAGACCTCGGCGATAGCGTCGTGCCGGTGCCGGTCAGGCTGGCGGCGTCAAGTGTCAAGTCGGGCCCGAGCGCGGGATCGCTGGCGGCGAGGATACTACCGGCGCTGATCCCGGCGCCGCTGAGCTGGCGACCGATTCGCAGGGCAACGGACATGCCGATCCGGCTGCTCTCTTGCGCGGCGATTCGCGCGGCGGGCCATGTCATTTAATCCACCGTGACCAGCTCGGAATATCCACACGGCTGACAACGCCTTCAGGAGCCGGATCAAAGTCCGGCGGCGGGCGATAGTTTACGGTCTGATCAAGCGTGATCTGACCCGGTGATCTGGGCTGATCCTGTGTCGATACCTGCTCAGCGACGGCATAAAGCGCCCGATAGGCGGCGGGATACTCCAGCCCGATCAGGTTGAGTCTGTACTCAAGCCGGCGGTTATTTTGAGTCAGGATCGGGCGCCCGTCGCTGTGCTCGCCTGAGCCGAAGAGCACCGGGTAAAAATCCCGAGCCACGACCAGCGCGCCCGCGCCGAAGCTGAAATCCGAGCCGTCGCCGATGGTCACGATCGCGCCGGATCGGCTGGTGAACGTGTCGTGATGGATTCTGAGATCCGGGTTTCCGTCGGCGATCCTAACTTCATCGCCGCTGGACAGATCGCCCGAGCTTGACCACGATCCAAACACCGATCCGCCCGCTTGCACAGTGAGCGCCGTGTCGCCGTGGCTGATCGGCGAGGTCGTAAAAAAACCAGCGGCGAGGGCGTGATCGTGGGCGAATCCAAAAACACCGCCCGCTTGAACGTGGCTTTGTAGACTCAGCAGCCGGCGAATAATCGGCGCGTGCGTGGCGCTGTTTGGATCCAGCCCCTTGCACTCAATCATGACCTCGGTATAGCCGCCGAGGTCGGTTCTGTGTGGCGTGCCGCCAATCGGCGAGACATCCTGAGCAACCCGGATCGGCTGTGGATCCAGGTCTGTTACCCATGGCAGATCGATCCGCTGAAGCGAAGTTGCCCCGCGTGGCTGCCAATAGATCGCCGGGTTTCCCATTATGCGCGCTCTCTCAGGCCGCCCGGCCCGGTTGCAAGGTCTATTTGCTGAGCCGTGCCGAAGATGCCCGGCTGTCTGAGCTCTACGGACATTCTACCGCGCCGAGGGTTGCGCCCGGCGAGGGCCGCCGCCAGCGCGGGCGTGGCGTTTGTCGTGGTCAGGCTCGGCGTGGATGCTGCTCTAAACGCGCTCGCCGCGCTCTGCATCTCTTCGCGTTGCTCCATTTCGGCCTGATGCGCGGCGAGGATCGCGGCCTCTTGTGACGCGCTGAATTCCTTACCGGTGTCTTTGGTGCCGCGATTCGGGAATATCATCGCGAATAGCTCTGATACCAGCCCGCCGATAGCCTCGGCGAGCGCGCGAGGGAGGTTCAAGGCAAGCGCCAGCGCAAAGTCAACAACCAACGGCCCGAGGATATCCGGCAATCGCTCCAGACCGGCTAAAATCGCATCCGCCAGGCCGCCGAACATTGCCTCAAGCTGCTCATCTGATTTGCCGCCGAGCGAAGCCAGCCCGCCGAGGCCGCCCGCAATCGCCCCGCCGACACCGGGAATCATGCCCAGCAGCGCCAGCGGATCGCCGCCGGTCGCCAGGACATCGCCGACGCCCTGTGTGATTTCTACGGCGCGGATCTGGCGCGCCGCGCGCTCGCCGGCCCGCTCGATTTCGTCGCCGAGGGCTGACCAGTTCACTTCCTCGAGCTGAGCGACCAGCCCGGCGCCGAGGGACGTTAGCTCTTCCTCCATCACTTTGAAGCGCTGGATCGCCATCGCCGCCTCTTGCTCGGCGAGCTGCTTAGCGAGGGCGGCGGCTTGCGCCTCTTCGGCTTCCTTTGCTGCGGCGGCGCGCATCTTTGAAGCCTCGGCGGCGTCTTGCTCGGCAAGCGCCTGTTGTCGGGCGCCTTCAATCGCGTCTTTTACGGCCTCTTTACCTCGGATTAGCTCAGTATTGCGATCCTTGATCGCCTGATTGTGCTTGCGGATTGCGTCGGCGGATTCGCCCTCTACGCCGATCAGCCGGATCTGACGCTCGGTCATTTCATCGATCCGCCGATTGAAGTCGGCGATCTTGATATCGGCCTCGGTAAACTCGCCGTTCATCACGCTGAGCTCGTCTGTGATCCGCTTGTTTACCGCGTCCAATTCATCGCCGATCTGAGCGGCGGTATTGAGCTGCTTACCGTGCTCCTCAAGCTTTCGATCCAGCTCGTCTAATTCTTCTCCGAGCTCTCTTGTTACTTTTGTGATCTTTACAAAAGCAAGCGCCAGCGCCAGCGCGGCAATACCCATCGGGCCCATTGCTGCCGGTAGCGCCTTTAAAGCTGCTGCAAGCTTAGGAACGGCGACTTTTAAAGTGACAAACGTCATGACCATCGATCCGATTTCAGGATTGACAGTGCTAATCGCCCGAGCGAGCCCACTAACGCCGCCGCTCAGCCCCTTGACACTACCGCCAGCAGAGCTGGCACTTTCTCCGGCGCCGTCTGTACCCTCGGCGAGCCCGTCCATTTCGGCGCGTGTTTCCTCCAGCTCTTCGCGCAAGCCGGCGACGATCTCAGACAACGCCGTGACGGCGGCTTGACCGTCGCCCGTTTCGATCTCGATCACTTCCTGGATTGGATCCATGTCACACCGCCCGCGCTTGTCTGGTAATCGTGATCGGCGGGGTCAATCCCTTGCCGCCGGTCTGAGCTTTCCACTGCTCGATCAGCTCTTCCTCAGCATCCATAGACTCTGCCAGGCCCGCGAAATAGCAAACCGAATCCACGGCGAGGGCTTCAAACCGGTCAGCAGACAGGGATAGGAGCTGGCTCGGGCGCGATCCGTATGCCCGGCCCATCCGATCCAGCAGCGCCGCCCGATTCGAGTTGTCCTGGAAATCGCGCCACGCGCTCGAGCGCCTCCCCGATTCGCGCGGCGGCGGCGAGGTAGGCGCCTTGCAGGGTGTTGCGGTCCATGATGCCGACCCAAATCCGCCGAGGCTCGGCGCCGTCGTATCCGCTCGGCGACTGCTCGCCGATGTCGTGCACCAGCCGGCACGGCGAGGGCTCGCCGTCTTCAATGGCGATGGAGCGAACCGAACGGATCGCGATCCGCTGTAGCCGAGCAATGATGTCGGCGGCCTCTTCTGTGGTTGTCTCTTCGGCGCGGCGCCCCTTGCTATCGCGGGCCCTCACGGCCTCCAGAGCCTCGGCAAGCGCCGGATTACCAGCAGCACCGGGCCGGGAGCGTAGAAGGCGCTGAGCGGACGACAGGAGCATGTCGAGCACCTCCGGCACCTCAAGCGCCGCCGATGGATCGAGCACCTCCAGCCCCCACGATACCTCGCGCCCCTTGATCCGCTGGCGGATCGTGGTCTGTGTCGCGGCGGCGAGCAGCTCGCCGAGCGGGTCTGTGTGCGTGGTGGTGCTCATTAGTTCGCCGTGCCGCTGCTGGAATCGTTGACGATCTGGATCGTCAGGGCGTTGTCTGAGCCGTCAGGGTAGCCACTCCATACGACATTCTCGGCGATGCCGTCGCCGCTGCTGATCCCCTGTGGCGGATAGGCGGTGATCCGAGCGTTTCGCAGTGTGACGGTCCCGGCGAGGTTGCCCGCTCCGCTGAGCGCAAGCGTGAGATCCTGACCTGACACGTCATTCTTGCGGTGATTGTTATACAGCGTGTCGCCGTCTTCAATCCGAGCGACGGTCATTGTAGGCGGCGACATGGACGACCGGATCGCGGCGACGACATCGCGCGATCCAACCTTGCGCACGGGTGAGAATCCGTTTTCAACCTCAAGCGTAAGCTGACGGTTGACAACATAGGTTGCAGAATTCCAGCCCAGATCGCTGGCGTCGTCTTCGGCGATAATGTTTGTCGCCAGGGCGCCGAATGATCCAAACGTCGCCGTCCCGGCGCTGGCGCGGTCGGCGGATGCTTTGAACGCGACTACGTCGATCTCGATCGTCGCTTCGCGGCCTTGCTGGAGCACGACGCGAAACGCCGGGAAATAGCAGCCGGTGAAGACCTCAGACACGCCGCTATCACCTCGGATCAGTTCGATCGTGTGGTGATGGATCGTTGTGCCGCGATTGTACTTGTGCGTGTATGGGCCCGATCCAGTGGTGACGACCGCCGCCGCTCCCATGCATCCGAGCAGCCACAGCCCGAGGCCGTCGTAAGTCATGGGCAAGGTGATCTTGCCGGTGACGGTGTTGTTCTGCCGGATCACGTCTGACGGATCGGGCCCGGTGCCGACGCCAGGCCGGAGCGTCTCGATATTGCGATAGTCGTACTGCTCGACAAACCCGCTGACGGACATCGGGATCGCCCAGTTGGTACGGCTCACCGGCGTGCCGGCGGTAGTCTCGGCGCCGATGCCAACGGCGGTAACGAGCGGTGATCTGAGAGGCATGGATCAAGTCTCCAGTGTGGTTTTTATTTTGACAATGATTCGTTGATCGTAGACTTTGCGCGGCTCGTTTGAACCATCCACCGGATCGTCAGGGTTGCTGATCCCGACCTTGCACCATTGCGTATAGTCGGTCGCCGTCGTGCCGCCCTTTAGAATGGAGCGGACAAACCGCCCGCTTAGATCGTACCGCGTGTAATTCGTGTTCCATAGCGAGGTAGCCACGGTCCCGGTTTCACCGCTGACCTCAACCCAGCTCGGTTCGTCATACGCCGCCGAGCCGTTGATCTCCGTGCTGGCGCCGTCCAGCAGATGAGCGATCGAGATCACGATCTCGTTTTCATCATCCGCCGATTTCTGTTGAATCATTCGCGGCTGACTATCGCCAGGTAGGGCGGGCGGAATGACCAGCGCCCCGCGAATCCGGCCCGGCCAGCACCTCGCCGGGAGCGCGCTTGAGGGCGTGAAGGGCGTAGCGGGATCGCCTGCAACCGTGTCGGCGGTGTCGAAATAGATCCACAAGAGATGGATCCGAGGTTTGCTTGATCCCCTGTCTAGTCCGGCGTTGTCGATGTCGATCTGTGCCGTCTTGCCCGCATAGTTCCAAGAGCCGCGCGCGTGGGCGATCTCAGTCATGCCGTCGCTTTGCGTCACGATGATGTCGAATCCATCGGTCTGAACATTCGCCCAGAATTCCGCGTGCTGTGCCGCCAGCTCAAGCGACACGTCATACGAGCCCGGCGAGCCGCCGGCGGAATCGATCACGCTGATTGCCATCCGCCGCCGCCACGTTGTAGAGCCGTCGCTATACCAGGCCATGATCAGCCCTCCAGAATCGCGGTGATATTGATGTGTCCGAAGACGATCCCGCCGCTCGGGTGATTGGCCTCGGCGCCGTCAAGGCTGGTCAGCTCCAGCGCGACGGATTGAGCAAGCCGGGTAGATCCGGTGTCGAGCCGGTGATTCTCCAGAATCGCGCGGGCGATGTCGTCGCCGAGGTCGGCGGCGGCGTTAAGCCGCCCCGCGCGCGTGTCGCCGTCGGCATCGGTCGGCTTGACATACCCCGCCACGCCGACGCGAAGCCGCTTCCTATAGCCTCTCAGGCTCGCCGGGCCGCTGTGCTCGTATCGGCATCGGTCGGTCCATATATAGACGCTCGGGACCACCTCGGGCCCGTCGCGCGGCGGCATGCTGACCTTGACCGCGCCCGCCGCGCTGAGGTCGTACACATACGGCGCTGAGCCGTCCACGCTGGGCAATAGCGTGTCGCGCAAGAATTCCAGAATCGCCCGCGTAGATGTCGCCATGTCAGCGGCCCTCTTTCATGAGCGCGACGAATTCGTCATGCAGAGCGCCGGGCAGCTCGGCGGCGCCGGCCTCCATCGCGGGCCGAAGATAGGGCCGGGCCGGGATCGTGACCTGGCGAACCCTTGCCCATCCGTACCGCCCGAGGAAGTGGAGATATCCATCTCCGGCGGCCTGGATTGTGCCGCCGTGCTCATGAATCGCGGCATACCTGACCGTCGGCGATCCGGCGGTCGCCTCAATTCCGGCGCCGCTGGAGCCGCTGATCGTCACAACCTCCAGCGTCTCGAGCAGGTCGCCGGAGCGTTGTTGTAGGACGCGCCCGCTGAGGTTTTCGGTCGCCTCATCGCGGACGCGATCCGCTGCTCGCTCCACAGCCGGATGAAGCAGGCCCGGCATATTGCTGGCGAGCCGCTCCAGCACGGCGACATATTCGGCGAGGCCGCTCATACAAGCGAGCTCGATAAAATGTAATCGCCGAGCATTTCGGCGACGTGGGCGGGCATTGTCTCGCCTCGGTACGTCGTGACCAGATTGCCCTGATTGATATTCGTTGTGCCGCGCCTCTTCGGCAGCTCGTATAGGTGCATCACCAGCTCGGCGGCGGCCTGCTTGAGTGTCTCCGGCGCGGTCGTGTCAGCCCATCCCGCCGTCACTACAGCCTTGATCAGTCGCGGCGAGCGTGACCACGATCCATGGGCGCTGGATTGGCTCAGGTAGATCACGTTTCCACCGTCGCCGCGCTGGCTATAGTCGCTCGGCGCGACCAGCGAAGAGGCGCTAAACTCCTCGGCGGTGTCGTCGTGAATCGAGGTAATCACCGTCAGCGGCGACATGGCGACCAGCAGCCGGCGGTGATTGCTCGGATCGACCTCCAGCCAGCCCGATCCGCTGTAGATCGTATAGCTGGCGGATTCCATCGTCCGCGCCGAGGTGCTCGCCGGGCGCGGATACCCGCAAAACGTGGCGATCATTCCGTCAGCGCGGGCGATCAGGGTAGTGAGCTTCGCTGTGGTGCCAGCGTTGCTCGATAGCTCAGACGCCGATCGCGCGATCGCCTCGGCGACGGTGATCAGCGCCATGATTACCCCTTTGCGTCGGCGAGCAGTGTAGCGGCCCGCTGAGCGGCGGCCTCGGCGGCGTCCGCTCCAGCCGGCCCGGCGAGCCAGCAGAAGATCCCAACTACCGCGAGCCGGTCGTCATGATCGCCCGAGCGGATCGACTTGACGCCGTTTCGCCCGAGCAGCGTTGCCGCTGTCTTGTCTGGTAGCTGTGGCAGACCGTGAAGCGCCCGAGCCGGATCAGTCGGAAACAACCGCGCCCGCTCCATCACAGCGTCCTGAGATCGCTTGAGCGATGCCGGGAGCCTGGCGGGCGGTGCGGATGCCTCGCCGCTGAGCACCTTGATCGAGCCCGCCGGAGCGGACGCGATCACGGCGGCGGCACGCTCCGGCGTCGTGACGACCTTTTCACCCGCCGCGAAGCTCTGTCCCTTCATTCGGAACACCTCGCGAAGATGATCGGGCACGCTCGGCGCCGGGTTGTACTGGATCGTAACCATCAGAAGCGCATCCGATCGAAGGTCGCGATCACGGTGCCGGCGACTGCCACGCCCGAGCTGACCTGAGCCACCCGGAAACTGAACGGCTCGGCGGCGCTGATCTCCAGATCGCCGCCGGTTGCAGTCAGCGCGAGGCTATCGATGGTGCCCTGAGTCAAGGCACCGCCGCCGCCGTCGGCGGTCGTTCGCGCGGCGGTCAGGGCAGTGGAAGCGCCCCGAAATGCCTGGAGACTGGCGTAGTTGCTGGCGTGGGCGGCGCTGGTTTCATTCGGCATGAACTTGATGCTGGAGATCTTCCAGGTTTCACCGGTTGGTGGGACCAGATAGACGCGCGCCGGGCCGCCGGCTCCGGCGATCAGGGGAAACTGCTTGTTTACGGTGTCAGCAGACATTGAAGAGCTCCGAATCAGAGGTTGTAAAGGACGGCGACGGGCTTTTCAGTGCTGATCACCTCGGGAGTCAGCACGGATCGGCGAGTCATGCCGATGTACTGGGCGCCGCGCTCGGGATACGACACGTCGAAATCGTCCGATCCGGCGTCGTGCTCGTAGTGAGCATAGGCGGAGATGTCGGCGTAGACTGCGATGGATCCGGCGTTGCTTCCGGTGTACAGGCCCGAGGTGGTGTCGAACTGGTTCGGGAGCATCTGAGAGATGATCACCGGGGTGTTGCCGATGCGCCCGAGCTCGCCAGTCTGGAGGGTAGCGCGCGGCCCGGCGACATCCACAGTCGTGAAGTCGGCGAGCGGCAAGAGCTGAGTGTACAGCGCGTGAAGACCGGTCATCATGGCGACATCGCCGCCGGCCCGGTTTCCGAGCAGTTCAATCGCGCCGAAATGGTCAGCCGCCGAGAAGGTGCCGCCCGCGCTGGCGGTGTTGCTGTCGTCGTGAGCACGACCGCGAAGGCCGATCCAGAACTTGAGCGCCGAATCGGAGCCGTCGAGATCGCCAGCGGCGTACATGCCGCCCATGGTCCACGTTGCGAGGGCGTCCATGTGAGTGCCGGCGGTGTCACCGTGAAGGAATGCCATCTCAAGGGAGTCAGCATCGCCCATCATAAGCCAATCCATCACGAATCCGATCGGGTCGGCGAGGATCAAGCCGTTGTCAGTCGCCCACAGGCTATCAAGCAGCGCGGTAACGGTGCGGTTGACCACGCTGATCGTAGCGTCGGAAGTGGTGAAGTTGTTCAGCGGGAATCGGCTGGGATCGCTCTGGGTTGCGCCGCGAAGCTTCGCGAGGGCGCGACCGGTGACGATCGGTGCCTTGAATGAAGTGCTCGGCGCCTGGCGAGTCTGAATCAGACCGGGGATACGGCGAGCGAGATCAGTGGGACGGCGAACCGCGCTGATCGTCGGGTTCTGGATCAGCTCGCCGCCCTTGCCAGCGGAGCCGTCGATCACGCGCTTGAGGGCGGCGGGGTCGCTGAGAACCGACCGGAACCACGCTCCAGACTTGCCGCCGAGGTTGCGGGCGGCGTCGGTGAACGCGCCCCACTGGCGAGCGACCAGCTTGTGACTCCAGACCGATCCGGCGCTGCCAGAGCGACCGGCGAGCCGATGGGCCACGGCGAGGGCCTGATAGGCGCGGATCAGATCGTCGTGCTGGCGGCTGACGCCCACGGGCGCGTCAAGCAGGCCCCGGATGCTCTTGATCTGAACAGAACCGTCAGGGCGGGCGGTACGCTGCTCGACACTCCCGAGCCGAAGCGAGCCGTCAGCGTTGAGGAAACGGCGATCCACGTCGCTCGCATCGCCGGCGGGCATCCACTGTGCAGACGCTTCCTTCTGAGCGGCGGTCAGCTTGCGCTCAGCATCGCCGATCATGCGCCGGAGCTGGGCGGCGTCTTCGGCGCGCTCAGTATCCAGGTGCTTGATCGCTGAGCGATGCTGATTGAGCATCGTAACGACCTGGCGGGCAGAGGTGCCGCTGTCAACGGCGACGACATCGCCCAGAATGGTATCGAGATCCTGATCTTCTGCGGACATGGACGCCGCTCCTATTTGAAGAGGTCGCCGAGCGTATGCCCGGCGGGGTTGTTGTTGTTGTCGCCGGCCTCGGCGAGTAGTGCGGACAGCTCAGCACGGGCGGCGCGCTGAATATAGGCCGTCACGCGAGGATCGCGGGCGGCGATGAACAGGAGCCGATCCATGGAACCAGACCGGATCGCGCCTTCGATCGTGGCGTCGTCGGCGCGCAAGAGCGGCCCGAGGTCGTCAAGCGCGCGGCGCTGGGCGTGCTCCAAACTTACGGCGTCGGCTTGCGCCGGGATGGTCACAAGCGAAGCCTCAAGCAGCCGATTCGGCGCGGCTTCAGAGCCCATGACGTAGCCCTCGGCGGGCATACCACACTCATCCTCGGCGGCCTCGCGCCAGTTTGGATCAAGCGGATCGAGCTCTGAGCGGCGGACCTTCTCACCTGGAATCCAGCCGATCGACGTGGATCGAAGCAGGCCGGCGCGGACCTGCTCGGCGACATCGCGCCCAAGGGCGGTAACACCGGGCAGATAGGACCGACCGATCAGCGCCTCGCCGCTGTAGCTGGCGGTGTCAACCTCGGCGACGGCGAGCGCGCGCCACTGCCCGGCGAGGGCGTCCCGATTGTGGTTGTAAAGCACCGGCACGCCCGGCCCGCCCTGAGCACCTCGAGACAGATCCCAGTGCATCTGGACGATGTGACCGTCCGTTGCTTCGCGCGGCGTGCTGAGTACCCACGCCGGATCGGCCTCGGCGGCGAGCTCGCCGCCGGTAGTTGGATCCAGCAGCACGACCGCGCCGCGCTCGCTGGTATCGGTCAGCAGCGATCCGGTAATCGCATAGCCGCGCCCCTGTAGCAGTCGAGACAAGCGAGCGGATCGTGTCAGGGCATCCATGGCGCCTCTTAAGTTTGGGGCTTCTATCGAGCCACTATACCGCTGTGTGCCGCTTGTGACATTGCATAGCTGACAGCGATACCCTCACTTCGCGGCGACCGCTTCCACGATCAGACCTTGCCGCCCGAGCCTCCGGAGGCCCTCGACAATCGCGGCGCGCTCTGGATCGTCGCCGGTCGCTGGCTCGGGCGTGGACGGCTCGACATCGCCGAGCGGTGCCGGCCCGGTGCCGGGCGTCGGCGTGGCTTGCGCTGGAGGTGCCGACGCTTGACCCTCGGGCGCCGGCAAGTCAAGGCCCTCGGCGGCGGCGGCCTGCTCAGCCGACCAGCCCAGCGCGACCAGCTTACCCGCCCGATCGATCGCCTCGCTTCGCGCGTAGATATTGCCGGGATGGGTTGAGAGGTCAAAGCGGCACGTCACCTGATCGGCCCGGCCTGACCAGCGCCCGCCAGCGTTGCGGGCAAACTGCTGAGCCAGCGGACGAAATAGCGCTGACTCCAGCAGCGCGACGATCCCGGCGTCCATGTCGGCCTGAGCTCTGTACTGCTGTACCGCCGTGGCAAATGTCGAGGCCTCGGCGCCGAGCGCGATCGGCACCGTCCCGAGGCTCTGGAGCGTCTTCCGCTCCGTCGCGGCAAGCAGCTCTTTGCTCTGAAGGTCGGCGGGTTTGAATCCGGCGTCTTTGATGTCCAGATGCCCGCCGAGCACAAACACGCGCCGATCCGAGCCGCCGCCGCTTAGGGCTTCGCTCACTTGCTCGGCGATGGCTTCGCGATTTGATTTGCTCTTGAGAAATCCAAGCGTGGTTGCATCTTTACCCGTGACGACCAGATCCACGCCGCCCTGTTGAATCTTCGCGGCGGTCTGCTTGAGGGCGTATTCTTCGGCGTCAAGCATCGGCGCGAGGGCCTGACACGCGCCAAGTCCGAATTCACCGTCAGCGCCCGCCGAGGCGCTCAGCATCTTGATATGAGCGACGGATCGCCGTGGGTAGTCGCGCCCGGCGAATCCCTGACCAAATCGCCAATACTCGCCGTCCGCTTTTGTGACCAGCGAAGCGCCGACCGGGTGAACGCGTTGCAGGCCGGCGATTAGCTCGCCGGAGCCAACCGGCACAACGTAGGCATCTCCGGCGGCGATCAAGTCGGCGATCACTTGCGCCCAGACAATGACGCCAGGCCGGGCCGGGAATAGCGCGCCGAGGTCGTCGGGGTCTGGTGTCTGTAGCAGTCTCAGCAACGCGGCAACCCACGGAATCCGCTCCGGCTCCAGCGGGATCGCCGTCTTCGGATCAAGCCCTCGATAAACGCGGATCGGAAACCGCGCCAACGTCAGCGACCGGCGCGTGACGGCGGCGTACACCGTCGGCGAGGTGCTCAGCCGCGCCAGCTCGGCGGCGGCGTTGTGATTGCGGGCAACCCGGCGCGACGACACGCCGAGCGACGGCGGCGGCGTCCGCGCGGCGCTCGGTAGCAGGGCGCGGACGTATGACACAGCCCGCGCAAGGGTTGACGGCGGGCGGCGGGCGGGGAGATCAGACATGCTCTGTATTTAGCACCTCGCCGGGCGGCGGGGCTACCTTGCCGCCCGGCGGGCGCGGTCGTGCGGCGTCATTGCATTGCAGTGGTGGATCTGTGTCCCGGCGGCGAGCCCGAGCAGCATTACGGCGACCAGCTCGGCGCGACTGTAGCGGCGGCGTCTCACTGGTCAGCCGCCAGGAGCGCCCGATCGCCCGCGCGATTCTCGCTATCGTCCGCACTCCATAGTGACCAGTCGCGACCGTCCACACGATCGGTATCCACCATTCCGGCAGGATTGCCGACGCACCGCCCGCCAATAGCAGCGGAGCACCGATCATGAGGATCGGATCGTCGCGCGTCGGGATTTCCCACCATCCGAATAGAGCCACGCCGCAAGCTACCGCGCGGCGTGCTGGCTTCGCGGATCGAATGTATGCCCGGCTCCATCGGCTCGGGCGGCACCTCGGCGAGATCGCCCAGCAGCAACGGCCAAAATGGATCGGAGATAATCACCGCTCAGTATCGCTCATGATTTCGCCGCCCAACTTCCACAGCGCGGCGCCGAGGGCATAGGCGCCGAGGGTATCCGGCGAGCCCGCCAGGCGATACACGCGCCCGCCGCTCGGCGCGGTCATTGTCACCACAGAGATCACGCCCTCGACTTCCAGCCCGGCGGCGGTGTCGAGGTCGCATGTCGCCGCCGCCAGTCCAGCGGCGAGGGCCGCGCCGAGCCGGGCGCGTAGTCGGTACGGTGTCATTCCAGATCCAGGTCAGGGGTATAGGTCGGCTGATCGAGCAGGTCGTCAAACAGAGCCGGCGGCGAGCGCCACGATCTCACGTCGGCGTCGGGATCGGTCAGCACGTCAGCATCAGGACGGGGTGCGCAGATGTCGGCGTGGTTGCACGGCGAGCAGAGTTGGTAAGCCGCGCCGGGCGGCGGCTGCTCACTAGGCCGGTAGGTGATCTCCCGGTCACAGTGTCGGCAAGAGTAGCGGCGGATCTGCGGGGCGATAGAGAGGCGCGTCACGGTGTCACCTCCAGAGCGGAGATCGTGACGTGCGCGCCGACGCGGGCGGGATCGTGGCTGGCGTGTAGGCTGACGTGCAGACGGCTTACAAGGGTATCGTCTACCAGCGCGCCGCCCTTTACAAGCGCGTCAAGCACGCTTCCGGCGGCGTTGTCGGCGTCGGGTTTGCCCATCCATGCAAACGGCTCGCCGCCGTCGGCTGGCGGCTTCCACAGCGCGCGGCGGGCGGTGCTCGACTTGGCGGGCCGGCTCTTCGGCGCCGGGAGCACCACGGACACGTGGACGGCGACGGCGTGATCGATCACGGCGAGGTCACGCGCCGAGCTCACGCGCGCCGAGCGGACGGCGAAAACCGCGCGCGTCGTCCATTGCTGATAAACGCGGGGCATGTATGTTCCCCGGCTGGTCACGCGCGGGCGCGGTTTGCCGGGCGTCTTACCGGGTATGAAAGCGGCAAATATTGGCGTCATCTGGGCTCCTGTGTGCCCGAATAGTTTAGCCCAGCCGATACATTCCAGAAATCACAGCCCGGAATATTGCGCCCGATATTGCACGGCGTAGCGAAGAGCATCCGCGCCGTGATCGTCCCTCTTCACCGGGATCACGTTCTCCGGCGAGCTTCGCGAGTGATGCCGGTAGTTTTCGAGCTCTTCGATTAGCACCGGGCAATCTTCCGTCACGACCAGTCTCGGCGCGACCAGCTCGCCGGTAATCGGATCGATGGTCTGAAGTAGCGCTTCTACAAGCGTAATCCCGCGCGTCACAGAGCCGGGCCCCTTGACCGCTGGAGCAACCCACCAACCGAGCTCGGCGGCCTCGGCGATGGCGCCGGGGTCTTCAGAATCCGCCACGCGGTACACCTCGCCGCCGAGGTCGCCCGCGTGTGTCTCAGCGTCTATCGCCATGGATACCAGCCGGCGCGAGGTCAGGCCGGGCGCGGTCAGCTCGATTCGCGGCGCCAGCTCTCGATACACGATCAACTGACCGGCGGGCGATTCGGCAATCCAGAGAACGTGAGGCGCCCGCGATCCCCAATCTACAGCGACGATCCGAGGCCAGGCGCTCGGCGGCGAGCAAGCCGGGACGACATGAGCACCGCGCGAGAATGGATAGATCCGGCCCTCGACATCGCCGAAGACGCCGCGATCCCGGCTGGCGCGGCTCCATTCCGGCTGGCTCGATAGCATAAGCTGTCGCATCTCTTCTGATATGTGCGGATTGTCGGCGCCGTGCAGTGTGCGCATGGCTACCCACGGCGGCGCCGCCCTGACCAGCTCCTCATACAGCCAATCCCGCGTGCCGCGAAGCGGCGTAACGCTCATGAACGCCTGACCCTCCAGATCGACCAGCCGGGACAGACCAGCGGCGAGACAGTCGTAACTATTCGGCTGTTCGTCACAGATCAGCCCGCCAATAGCGGCGCCCTCCCATGTCTGATCGTCGTGGTCATATTGTCGATACGCTTTTGACGTGATCAGCCCCTTGCCGCCCGTCCCGGCAATCACCGCTTCGGCCTCGCTATCGCTATTCCACGACCGATAGCGCGATCCAGCGGGTAACCATCGCCGGATCTTCGGACGGATCTGCTTCCGCGCCGCGGCGAACGTCGGCGAGGCCACCCAGACCTCACAGGGCGCCGGGCGGATTAGACCCTCGGGCAGCCCCGCCCGAGCCAGAAAACGGCGAACCCATGGTACCTCGCGCCGCCCGTCGCGGATCACTGCGTCACGCCCAGCAGCGCACAGGATCGCATACATCGCGGCGAGCTCGCTCTTGCCCGTCCGATTGCCGCCGACACACAGCCCGAGCAGCACGCCAGGCGCCGACATCATCCGGAGCGCCTCGCGTTGGCTGGTTCTCGGCGGCGAGTGATGCCACAGGTCAGCATAAGCCAGCGGCGCGAGGGCCTGACGGCGCCGGGCCTCGGCGAGCAGGGCGCGCGCTCGGGCGGTCACGCCGTCACACTGAATAGCGCCGACTGGATCGAAGGGCGCCACGCGGGCGGGCGGTTCATCGTCAAATACTCGCGCTGCTGTTTTGAGAAGGTTCGTTTTTGTCCGACGCGCTCCCCTGTAATTTCTACATGATGCCAGCCCAGCTCTGCCAGCGGCTCAGCCTCGGAGATGACCACCCACGCGCCAGCACTCGCCCATCGCTCGGCGAGCTCACAGACCGCCCCTCTTCCGAGGTCGTGAGCGTAGCCGGTGGTATTGACGTAGGGCGGATCGATGTAGACCACCGAGCCGGGGGGTAGCTGTGGTGGGTCGATGTCGCGGGCGTCGGGGAGGATGGAGGCGGGGAGGGGATCGGGCACGCGATCCAGCGCGTCGAGTAGCTCGGGGATGGAGGTACAGAATGACTCCCCGCCGTGGGTTGATCCGCCCTGGCCGGTGTTTTTGAAGTCGGGTCCGACGTTGATCAGACGGTTTGCTGTGACAAGCCGTATCCACCGCGCCACCTCCCGAGGATCGACCGTCCGGGCGTCGGGGAGGATGGAGGCGGGGAGGGTGGGGGTGTTGAGGCGTCCAGCGGTGCTGGTCTGAGGCGATCCACCGGCCCAGATCGTGTTGCATCCGCCACCCGCTGCGAACCCTGCCGACG